CTATTGTGTGTGGAGTGACGGTTACTGGATAAAACCCTGAAGCTAATGATTGGCGATTGAATGTATATGTAACAGTAAAGTCACCGGTGCCATTTTTTGCAATTGACAAGATAAACTTCATAGACTGAAACGTTACCGTTCCAACACCCGCAGAAATAGAAATACTTCCGAACAGTGCAAGCATTTTGCGATCAACTGTTGGACTTGCTAGATCAGCCCAGTACACATTAACGGTGTTTGTCGTAATGTAGTTGTTCTCAATGTCCGCAGTGTAAGTGTAATCAGAACCAGTAACGTAAATTGCGGCGTTGGCAAGACGCCCTCCGGTCGGTGTCGCCGAATAGTTCCCGCGAATTGAGTTGTTTTTGATGGACACGTTGCGCACCGACGCCGCATCCAAGAAAATGGCACCTTCTACGGTTGTTCCGGCTCCAAAATCTCCGTTGATGTGGTTGTTGAAAACTCGTATCTGTCGAGTATTTTCAACGTACAGACTTATAGCTCCCGCCTTCTTGCCAGCAATTTTGAACAATCGGGCCTCCGCCGTAATCATACGATTCATTGGAATTGACAACATGTATGATGTTGTAAGCTTGATTATTTGTAGTGGACTGGAACGTACAGGCATCCAAAAGAAAACTGCCGCCAGAAATGTAAACCGATGTAGCTTCACAATCGGAGATCCAACAACCGTACATTCGAGAAATGTTGGCGCGAGTGGTCTGATTTGCCTGTACCGACATGTCCCTGGGTCCAGATGGAGTTCCAATTGGATATACGTCCCAATATGCACCCTCAAAACAACTAAAAATGTTACAGTCAATCATTGCGGTGTCAATGCAACCATGCATCCATGCCGCTCTACCGCAATTCTTGATAGTTACATTTTGAACGAGACTTAACCCAGCCGACTGGTAAACAATACCAGAATGGTTGTTGGCTTTTGCATTTCCGTCAATAGTTAAATTGCGAATAGTGCAATACTGCGCTCCGTAACCGCTGCTGTTACCAAACCACACCATGCCACTAGAAGCCCATCCAGAAACAGACTTTATTATGGTTTTTTGTTGATCTTCACCGTAAATTGTTCTGGAAATGGGATTGGTTCCGGAATCACCAATAACTCCATTGATCATGTATGTCCCCATTGGGAAATACACAGCATTTGATGCTGCGATTGCAGCATTGATTCCTGCGGTTACAATGGTGGCATTTTGTCCTGCTTCGTTATTGTCAATAATTGCTTGGACTTGAGCATCAGGCAGAAAATCAAAAACACTTACAACATCCATCAAACGCGACGATACAGTCCGCTCTACAGCACCAGTTTTGTCAAGTCGATAGCCAATCAATGAAGAACCTGATTCTTCATTAGTAATCTGGTCAAGTGCTGACTTGACAGTAAGAGGGCCTGGATAAAGAAGGCTGGTCGAAGCCGGAGTGTATTGGGAAAATGACGGATCGCCACTTGGTGTAATATTGTCCCAAGTGCCAAGTAATACATCATTACTGGTTTTTAGAACAAACTTGTACGATACCCCAGAACTCAACCAAATTTCACTACTTCCTGGAACTCTTCCAGCCGCATCAAAAACAATTGGATTACTGTTAGCAATTGCCCCAGAAGAACTTGTATAAGTGGTTTGAGGCGTAGTGGTGCCTGCACTGTAAGTGTAAAGTTTGCCACCAGACAACGGCGAACCATTGTTGTCAAAAAACTGGGCGCCAGCGCCGCCCACAGGAGAAAGAAAGACGGACATCTAATTTACTCCAAAAGGATCATGCCGCCATCCTCTTGGGAGAGGTTGTCGCCAGACTCAGTGAGAAGATTACCAACAGATGCTCCGCTGTCTCTGGTGCCAGAAAACAGCGTCACAAGCCCTGCTAGACCAATCGCAATCGAGTTGCGAAGTAATATCACCACTGTCAGTGATGCGAATTGCGCTCACTCTCCAGGGTGCTCCAGAGCCGGGTTCCAAGTAAAACGGAATCGGCGTATATGCAGGAATCGGGGTGCTGGATGTGGTGGCCGTTGCCCCAACACCAACTGCAACATAACACGGGGTCGTTGACCAAACCACCACGCCTTGAGGTCCAGGGCTCCAAGTGGAGGTGCTCCCCGCAACGTTCGTATAAGACACAGTTCGACTAGGAAAGTCAGTGTCGCCTAGGGGTCGGAGAAGTTCCATATTGGCTCCAATTATGCAAGGAATTTTAACTTATACAAGGTTGACAAGTACAACCCAACAATCTCGTCAATGATGTTTTGCAAAGCAGTGCAATCTTTGTCAACCACCTTGTAACGAATTTGCTCAATTTCGTCTACCTGATCCTGCAAGAACTCCACAACATTGCTAGTTTTCTTGGCAGACATCAAGGAAATTGGGCCAATCAGGCCGTACTTGCCTTGATACGTCTCGGCAAATTTATCAGCCAAATCAACAATTTCATCGTAAAAAGTGCCTAAAGCACTGTGTTTGGCAAAGCTGCGAGTGTTCAGATGAACGGAATGCGTGACATCCCGCGCCAGGAACAACATTCCGACAAAATCATTGCATGACATTTGGTTCACCTTGCTCTTGTGGCGCAACAGGCATTGATTGACGCATCTCCGGCGCACCGGTCACCAAGTCACCGGTATCCACCGCCGCAGCAATCGTGCCCATCACAATGTCTTGGATCTGCTCAGGAGACATTGAAGCCTGCACCGCACTAATCCGCTTCGTTTCCGCATCATACGCCCTAACTTGGGCCTCAAACTCTTTGATAGCAATATCTCGGGCTTCCATAGACTGCTGAACATTACGAAGCATCTGATGCATCTGCTCCATCTCCTGCCCCATGGCCTGCATCTGCTGTTCTGCCGCTTGCAGCTCAGGCGACTTGTCATCATCCTGAAGGATCTTCGGATCAATCGTCTTCGCAAACCGCTTGGCCATCTCAGCAGCCCCAGGCCAGTCCATGTTCTTGACGAACAAATCACCCGCCACAGCCCACAATTGAGGATTGCCCTGCAACAACTGAGACATGGCATCCAGAGCCTCTTGGCGCTTGGTCATGTAGCTCGGGCCAGTCGTCACGCACACATCGTATTTGCCCACGCTTGGGTTATAAATCTTCTCAATTACCACCCCAGCCTGATCCACAATCTTACGCACTGGCTCTTGCTGCGTCGGATCAATTTTGACCATCTTGGTCTCGCCATCAATCCCAATAATTCGAGCAATTCGCTGGGTGTCGTAAATCTTCGGCGCCAAGTCAACAATCTGGCGAGTTATGTAGCGCACAGCACGGGCAAGATTGTCAACGAAGTGGAATGTTCCCGTGTCTCCTTGCTTCTCTCGGGCCAAAATGGCACGCCCTGAACGCTCGTTCGACGTCGCGCCCAGGCTTGCGTCATACTGACCCGTCGTGCTCTTGATGTCGTCCGCAGCGCCCATTTTGGCTTGAATAAGCCCTGTCTGGGCCATTGGAGGCAAGGCACGCTGCGGAAGTGGCAGAACCGCGCCCTGTCCATCTGTCGCATCCGGGTTGACTTCCAAGTACGGCCAGTTTTGCGTGTTGGCCGTCTTCCACTGCTGTTCATACCCCTCAAACTGCCCACCATACCCAATAAACGGGGCTTTTGGCGCGAGGGCCAACATTTCAGCCTCTTGGCTAACCCAGTAGTTGTACATCCGCTGAGCATCCTTCGCATTGCGAACCAGCCCAGACACATACAACCGACCATCCACCTCAAACTCGTTACCAACCACCCGAACCACCGGGATGTACTTACCCGCCCAATCACGCTCCTCAAGAATCTCATATCCATTGATCTTGCACCACTTGACTCGCTGCACGTCCACCCGACGAGTGCGAACAGGCTTCATGCCCATCGCCTTCATCTGCTTGTCTTCAGGATCACCCTCAAACACCGACATATTGCCAGGGTACAAGTTCAGCGTCTTCGTCTCATGCTCAATGTAGAAATACTCAGCAATCCGAACCGTGTCCTCGTTAATCCACTGCGACAACGACTGATCCCCAATCCCCAACGTCTGCAACGTCGAAATGGGCCGCGCATCCGGGAACATGCGCTCGTAATCCTCTTTCAGGATGTCCTCAGTGATAAAACACCACTGCGCATCCGAACCGCAAGGGTCTTGAATCGTCGGATCCATGTACACCGAGAACGAATTACGCACCCGACCAATCTTGATGTCCTGGTCAAATGAGTTCTCGTCACAGTACTCCGTCAGCAAACGAATGTAACCCTCACCATACGTCACCTGATTCTCACAAGCCGTGTCGTAAGCAACATCCGCGTCCGAAATGTACTCAATGTGACGCACTAGCCCGTCAAAAATCTCAGCAACCTCAGGGTCCGCCAAATCATCCACCGGAATGACCTTCCCAGCCGGACGATTCTGCCTCTGGTCATTCGTCACCTGCCTCACATGCTGCGGCAACTTGTTCATCGTCAAACACGGCCGAGCATTGATCGTCTGCCCCTGCACCGCCCCACGCGTCGCCAACACATCCGCAGGCCATTGCCAATGATTGTCAGGCGAACCCGCATAGAACTTCAGGTCATCAATCTCATCCTCACGACTCTCAGAATACGCAGAAATAGCCATCTGCAACCGAGAACGAGCCGTCGAAAGGAGCTTCTCCTCCCGCTTGTCTGATTTCATTTCTTGCCCTTCTTCGAGGCCAATTCACGCTTGACCGAATACGCAATCGCAACCGCCTGCTTTACAGGCTTGCCCGCATTCACCTCAGCCTTCACATTCTTTCGGAACGCCTCTTTCGACGTTGATTTTACGAGCGGCATTTCTTACACCCCCCCTTGCTAGGTTTGTTGGCCGTCTTGGCCGATTCCCTAAAAGCCTTCTCCGTCGGAGCACCAGCCGCCCCAGGCTTTTTCATCTTCTCACCCGAACCAGCCTTGATTCTCTCACGCTTGGCATGAATGTTCGCATATAACCCAGGTTTTGTAGCCATGTCAACATTTCCACCTTTTAAGTGAAGCCTTAGCCCGCTCAGCAGGCCCCTTAGCATTCTTTACAACCCCAGCCATACGAGCACAAAAACTCGCCTTCCGACCCTTATCCGCCTCAGTCTTCGGACTCGGCGCAGGGGCCTTTAAATTCGAACCCGTCTCCCGGTTGTACTTCTCCCGACCTTTGGCCGTCAAGCCCGCACCCTTAGAAACCGGCAATTTCTCACCACGCCCCACACTCAACGAAACACCCTTTTTCGTAGCCATCACGCCCCCATCCAAGAAGTTACCCCACCACCCAAACCCATACCACCCTTCTTGACTGCCTTCCCACCATTGTATTCCCGGCTCGCCACCGGATAAGCAAACGTCACCGCCAACGCATCCGCCGCATCCGGCGAAGCCAACCCCCGCGCCTTCATCTCCTTCTTACCCTCCAAAAAGATCGTCCCAGACGAATCCGGCTTCTTCATCGGCCCAATTAAATCCGACCTCATCGCACGATCCTTCGGTAAATGCGCACCCCTCTTTAACCACTCCCTCATCGCCCCCCACATCTCCGCCCTCTTGTTCCCCCACATCACCGGATTCTTCGACTTCCAACCAAAATTCACCCCCCTCACCTTATACCTCTGCTCCGTCAACCGATCCAATACCCCATACCCCAATCCACCCTCATCAATCACCACCAACGCAGGCCGATACTCCTCAATCACCTCAATCACATGCCCCACCGTCACCATCGTGTCATCCCCCTTGTACCTCCTCACATCAATAACATCCCTCCCCCTCCTCACCACTATCACCGTCGAATCCATCCCACCTCGCGCCGGATCCACCCCCACCACCACAGGCAAATCCATGTCCCCATACGCCACCCGCCCCATCGCCTCATCTACCCACACCGGCGAAATAAACTGATCTTCCCCAGCACTCGGAAACTCACCATACACCTCAACCCGAGCCTCCAACGAATCCGCCCCATACTCCTCAATAATCTGCTCATACACCGCCCGGTCCGTCCCCTCAACCGTCCTCGCATCCACCACCCGAGTACGCCAAAAATCCCTTTTCCCACCCTCAAAACACTCATAAAAATACCCACTGTTCCGCCGCGGATTGCTAAACGCCAACCAAAACCGATTCGGCGTCACCTCAGTAAAAAAACCCGCCGCCACCGACCAAATGCCATCATCAATCCCCGACGCCTCATCAAATACCACCATCACACCATCATGGTTGTGCACCCCAGCATACGCATCCGGGTTCTCCTTCGTCCACAACCTACCCTCCACCCCCCAATACCTCACCCCCTTCTTCAAATCCCTCTCCACCAAATCCCCCAACCACTTCGCAGGCATCACCCTCGTCGCACTCACCTCAAACCAATGACTGTTCAACGACATTGATAACCACTTCGTAATCTCCGCCCACGTCACCGATCTCAACTGCGGCTCACTGTTCGCCGAAATAATCGTCGTGCTCCCAATCCTCGTACTCAACATCCACAACACCACCCACGACACCAATGCCGACTTCCCAATCCCCCGGCCAGAACTCACCGCCATCCTCAAAATCTTGTAACTAAGATCGTCCTCGCTCTGCCCAGGCTTCTTCTCATCAGATAAAACCCTGTTCGCCTTGATGTGCTCCGCCATCTCCGTTAACACCTCCCTCTGCCACTTCCGAGGACCCTTGAAACGCTCCAACGGCGTACCCGCCTCACCCCACGGAAACGCATACATCACAAACGCCAAGGGGTTGTCCCGGACCTGAGGACTCCAAATCTGCGCCATTAACTCCTGCTCTTCTTCGACTTTGTAGATTGGTGTTTGCATAGTAACTTTCTGGTGTTAATGAGGGGATTGTATAAATAAAATAAAAAATTTGCGTGGGGGTAGCCTCCACTTTGGCCGGTCGTGCAGGGCCCTACCCCCCCCTCGATTTTGCGAGCAGGGCTGATTCTGCCGAAGTGATCGCTCACTTAGCATATGCATGGGGGGGTGGGCAAAGGGGTGGGCAAAGG